ACGCGGTAATCCGCCGCCGCCTGCACGTCGGCACCGTCGAAGCGAACTTCTCCAGACTTCCAGCTTCGCTCGATGCCGTTGATGGACACTTCTAAAAGACCGTCGTTCACCGTTCCTGTCAGCCGTTCCAAGTCGTCGAGATAATCTTGCGTGACATCTTCAACCGCCCATGACCGCGTTATCTTGTACACGACTTGCGGAATGATGATATCGACGCCTTCTACTGAATCCTTCGTGACGTTGATTCCCTGCTTGAAGTCGGGCGGGTCAGCGGGAGCCACGCGGCCGTTTGCGTCGAATCGGTCGATTGTCTGTAACGAATACTTGACCTTCTGCGAACCGCCCGACGTTTGAAATGAGATTGTCGCCGGCTTCGGCTGAGCGTACTGGATATCGACGTTGAACGTCATCACCCCGTCCATGCGGGGCGAGATGCCGATTGTTTTGCGGTGATATAGTTCGTCGTTCGCGCCGCCGTAGGGGTTGAACGTGAGCGGCGAGTTTTCGAGAAAATAGGTGCGTAACTGCTCCTCCGTCTCATTCGGATCGAGCTGGACGATGTACTTGAGCGAACCGGTCGAACCCTCGAAACCGTCTACGCCGCCGCGAGAGTCGGGAGTTTCGATAATCGTCATGAAAGCCTCGCTTCATCGAGGTTTTCGAGGTTCGCGTTGATCGCTTCAAGTTGTGCGACTTGCCGCTGACCGATGTTTTCCAGGCGAGCAAGCGGAGAGTTGCCGCCGAAGCCGAAGAGAGCCGCCGTCGAGAATGTGCCAGCAGCGACGTTTTTACGGTCGGCGAATTCGTCAAGGCCACGCTGGGCACCGCCTACCATCGCTTGACGCCGTGCCGCCGCTTGTGCGGCTGCGATGTTGGCCGCTTCGAGAGCGTTGTCGAGTTCAATCTGTGCGTTTTCGCGGTCTTGGTCGCGGTTCGCCCGATCAGCCGCGATTCCTTCCCGTCCCGCTCGACGTTGTGCTTCGATTTCGGTTAGGGCTTGCTGCCGGTCGCGTTCGCGGTTCGCGTCCGATGCCCGTTGTGCGTTGTTGTTTTGGCTGATAGTCGCGTTGATAACGTCCTGCGAATAGCCCATCGCTTCGCCCCAGGTTCGCAAGAACCAGTTGCTAACGCTTGTGCCCATGTTTTCGCCGATGCTCTGCATGGCGTTGACAGCCGTAACCCAGGCTGTTCGCATGAACGCGACGGTCTCAACCCATGCCGTGCGGATCGAGAAGAACGCCTCAATAAGATCGACGCCTAGTTTTTCCTTGAGGACTTCGTTGAACTGGTACCACGCCACCTTCATGCCCGCTATCAACACGTCCCAAGCCGCGCCAATGTCACCACCCGCGAGAGCGTCCGCAATGCCGCCTAGCGTTTGCGATGCAATTTCGCCGATGGACGCGAACGCCGCACCAATCTGCCCCAGCACTTGCGAGTCGCGGAGCAGGAAATAACCCAACGCCGCAGCCCCGGCGACGATCAGACCGATAGGCGAAACAATCGCGCCGATGATGCCAGCGATAGCCGAGACAAGGCCAAACGCCGCCCCGAAGATGGTCGTGATGCCGCCCCACGCGAAGCCAATCACCGACGAGATCGACGCGACCGCGATCAATGCCGTTGACAGGCCGACGACGATGCCGCCAGCGACCGCGATTTGACGGACAATCTCTTTGTTGTCCGCGATCCAGCCGGTAGCCGCCTTAACGATGTCCGTGAGCGTCTTGTAAACCGTGGTGAACCCCGGCGCGAGAATGGAGCCGATTACCTTGCCGACGCCACCTAGCGACCGCTCGAAGGACCGCGAAGCCTGGGAGAGTTCGTAACCCTGCTTGATCTGGTCTTCCGTCAGTGAGAAGCCGCCGCGTGCGTTTTCTCGGGCCGCTCCCAAGTCCCCGGCCACCGCAGCAATAGGAACGCCGCCGCGACCGAAAATCTGCCGCCCAATGCGTGCGGTCATTTCCCGATTGCCGAGAGCGCGGAGCCGTTCGCCGAAAAGCTGGATGCGGTCTAAGTCTGAAAGGTTTGCCACGTCGCCCAGCGTCAAGCCGAGTTCACGCATGGTAGCGTTCGTGTCTTGGCCGGTTACGGCAAGTTCGGCAACGTACTGGCGACTCTTGTTAATCGCCATCGTCATCGACTCAGTTTCGATACCGAGCTCGCGAGCCGCCTTCGTCATTTCCTGGTATTCGTCCGTCGTCATTTGAAGCTGACGCGACATCAGGAAGATTTCGCGGGCACCGTCAGCGAACGCCGAAACCCAACCCGTAACCTTGTTGACGGCGAAGCCGAGGGCCAGCGACGTACCGAGGGCTTGAATGGCGTTGCCAAGCCCGGAAAGCTTAGCTTTGACGGCTTCCAAGCCTTCAACGCCAAGCTCCACAAACGCGCGGCCCGCACGAATGTCGCCCGCTGATGCCAATTGCTACCCCTTCCGTGCCCCGAAGAGTTCCGCGATCTTCTTGACCGATTCCGTCTTGCCGAACTTCTTTCTGATCTCGCCGGTGTCAATCGTCGGGTTGAACCTCGCCGGCGGATATGGCTGGGCGTCTTTTGGAAGCTTTGAATTCGCGTACAATGCCATCCAAGAACTCCACCGGTCCCATTCGTCCCTCCGGCGACCATCGACCATTAAAACCAGTTCGGCAAACGTAAACGGCTCCGGATTCACACCGCAGATTCCGGCTGCGTACCAGACTTCTTTTTCAAGCTCGCGACCACTGAGGACACGTCGAGGTTCGCTATTGCCTTCTCGCTCTCCTCGCACATCCTCGCCACCGTTTCCTTCGACTTCGCAACCAACATCTGGAGGACGGCGGCTTGCCTCCGGTCGGGGAAAAAATCAATGAACGCCGCGATAAACGCATCCGCCATCGAGTTAAGAGATTCCCCTGATAAAGACTCGCCGAACTGCACATCCGAAACGCCAGCGGATTTCGCCGACGTTTCGCAAAGCACATAAACCACGTCAACGAGGTCTATGGGGTTCGATAAAAGCCGCTGTAACCCAGCGAAGTTTTCGTCGATCATCTCGTACAGGTTGATCTTGAGAGCATCCCGCACACGTTTGATCGAGCCAACCGTGATCTCGATTCCCCACTGACGCCCGTTACGATCCTTAAACGTCTGCAAAAATCACCCCCGTTACACCGTGACTTCTGTCGGCTCATTCGTCCCTTGAGCCGCCGGACGCAGCTTAGCCTGCACCATCGCCGCGCCTTCGAGCGATTCTTCAAGATCGGAGTATTCCGTAACGATGCACTCGATCTTTGCGTAAATGGTGCCGGTCGTCGCAATCGGACCATCGGCGAATGCATAGCTTGTGACGGTCGGCGGCTGAGCGAGAAAGGCGGTCTTCAACGCCGCTTGTTGCGTGTCGCCCTTCTTCCGCAGAAGTTTCAGCGTCAGCGAGGAGTCGATCAAGCCGCCGAGAAACTTCTTGAACTTGCTCTCGCGAGATGCCGCTTCGATCTCGGTGCGGCTGAATGTGCCACTCACATCCTGAATCGTGCTGATGAGAGCCCACGTCGGCGAGCCCCAGGTACCCGTATTTCGGTACGTGTAACAATCCAAGCCTGCAACGGCGGTCGCCATGTTATTTCCCCTTTACTTGTCCCTTCCATTGCTTTGCGAGCAATGGCTTTGCCTTCAGAAGAGCCGGTTGCGAAAACGGTCGTGCGTCAACGCGGGCTTGCTTCGTGACCACTTTCCCGCGTGCGATGACCGTCTGCCTCGATGCCGCTGAGAGTCGCCCAACCGGGATAAACTCACCCTTGCGGCTGATGATTCCCCGTACCTTGACGGATCCGCCTTTGTCCTGAATCTCCGGCGCGTTACTTTTGCCGAGTTTCACCGGGCCGACAACGCATGAGCCGCTTGTCGCGTCGAAGGCGAAATGCGTCTTGTCCCGTAACTGGCCTTCGTGCGAGTGCGGTGGCGAGCCAGCCGGGGCTGGCCCTTTCTTCTTCCGCATAGACCGCTGCATGATCTTGCGGACCAACGCCCCTTGACGGCTCAAAACTTTCGCGCGAGCCGCACCAATCGCCGTGACCACCGATCCCCGGTCGAAAAAGTTGCGTTTCGCAGTCTTGGCCGTGAACTTCATGCGAGGCGGAACCTCTTGTCGGCGTTCGGCAGTTCCGAGACGATTTCATAGCTACTCGGCTTGCGTCCCAGCTTGGCGCGAAGCGTTTCGCGGAGCGGGTTGATAACCTTGCTCGCGTCATCGGCGACCGTGCCGCTAAGCCCGCCGCCGTCCGAACGCGGGCCGTGAATGACAACGCCGTGACACTTGCCACGAAGCTTTGGGTCTTCCGATTCGCTGATCGCTGATTGGATGACGGCAACAACCGTTTCATCCTGGTCGATCATTTCAACCTTGACGTTCTTCACTTCTTCCATTGCCGTCACCTCACAAGCAAATAATCAATCACCAGACTCACCGCGAAAATCCCATCGGTAAGCCAATCATCAACCGTTTCCGACTGCGAAACCCCGGTCGGAGTTGCCAATCTTGCGGTGCCGTTGTCGCTGATAGACAGCGAGTTACGCCGCAAATAATCCTCAACCTCTTGCGCCAGGTCTGCTACCGGGTCGCACCGATCAACCGGAACCGTCTCGCCGGAAACCGGGTCAAACGCCATTTGAACAACCACTTGCAGCGAAATCGAGTCTTGCGAATCGCCGCCGCGAGTGATCCGTTGCGATTGTCTTTGCCCAGGAATCGCCGTCACAGTCGGCTGATCGAACGCGCCACGGTCAGCGAATAGCCGCCAATGACGCTTAGCCTCAAGAGTCAGCGAAAACGTCTGGACGTTAAGCGCGTCAACCGCTGCTTGAGCAACCAGCTTTTGCACGCTCTCGGTCAAATCTCACCCTTGTACCGCGTGTGAATTCGATACGCGTATTCGTTGCTGTAGTACCACGCCGCCGTATTCTGGTCGGGGCGAGAGACTACGTACCGCGATGATCCGTAGTCGATTACGTCGCTATCTCGCGGCTCGATAGCAGTCCCGCCGATGACTAGGTCCGCCACGTTGATGCAGAAGTCCAGGTTCGTGCGGTCAAAAGAGACGCCGCCGGCGGCACTGGGGGTTTCGACGAGCGAACCGCCGACGGACGCCTGGACCGTGACCGAACTGGAACCCCGCCGATACGTGACAGACTGACTTGCCCCGGCCTTGAACATGGTCGAGACGAACAAATCCCCGGCTTGGAGCAAGTCAGCCATGACGCCCCCTTAGGACGACGCCATCAGTTGCGCAGTCTTGAGAGCCGCGATGACCGCGTTGATCTTCGTGGACAACTCCTTTACCGCGTCCGCCAACTGATTGTTGATCGTGGCTTGTGCGGCAAGGTCCGCCGGTTCGGTTAGCGTGATTGCGCCAATCGTCCCATCGGCCGTTGCGCCGCCACCGTTGTCGGTAATTGCGGCAACGACAGCGGCTTGCGTCGCGGACTCTTGCAAGGAAAAAGCAGACAGAGGCAAAGGCATTTGCTTGTCCTTTCTGTTACTGTTGGGCGGTACGGAGGCGCAGGAAGTCGATCCTCACATCGGCCGACGTATCATCCGATGTTTTTTCCATGTGAGCGATGACCTTGAGCGGTCCAGCAGCGGCCGAAAGAACCTTCGCCGTTGCACCAGCGTCAACAACTCCGTTGATGTAGACGAGGATTCCGGCCAGGTTGCGGCCGTCGATAACGAAATCGAAGTAGGTATCGTCAACAGCGTTGATCGTCGAGTCCTGCGGAGCGACATCGGTCGTCCCGTCATCGGATTGCACGAGGATGTCAAGAGCGCTGCCGTCGAGGTGGAGCGTGGCGAATTCGGCCACCGATTGGAAATCGGTCGCGTGGCTGCCAGACGACACTCCCACGTCGATGTCGAGAGCGGCATTGTCGCCGATGTCGAAGATCGCCATGCGGCCTTCGAGGACCCACTTCGAGCCGGGAGTGAAGGTTCGTTGCGAGAAGTTGGCCGCTTGAGCGGCTTCCGCGACGGCGTCGAACGCCATCTGGAACCCGCCGCCGGTCAGGATCGTCGTCCCGAGCCCGTTGGTGGCTTCGGAAGTCCAGACGCCTGATCGCGAGTCGATGATGTACTCGGGCTTGACGTTGAGATTGACATGCCCAACGAGGACCGTCGAAGCAACGTCTCCCACGCACGTGCCCAAGAAGAAATCCCGATCACCGGTCGGCGTGAGGCACGTCGCGTTATTGGCGGAATGGTCCCAATAAATCGGCGCACCGTCGATCCATACTTCGGCGGTCTTTTTGACCACCTTGTAAATGCCTTCCGAGCTGGCACTACCCAGCCGGCCAGACGAGACGTCGTTTGGGTAAACGGCCGCTTGGCCGTTCGGCAACTGCACCACCTCGCCAGCGGTATAGGCCGCAGCAGCGGTAATGTCGTAGGTGTCTGGGCACCCCTGAGAAAGCAAAGCTTCAGCCATGATCCTAACCTCTACTAATGAATTCCGAGATGCCGAGCGGCCCTGTTGCCGCCCGGCGTGTTTGGTTTTGCGTTACGCACCGGCCGACATGACCATCGCCACCGGGTCTTCCATGCCGACGCCGAAATCGTGGAAGGCTCGCCACTGCATACCGAGCGTCGAGAATTCGGCTTCGCTGCTTTGGATGGTCGGCACGCGGTTTCCGTTGAGGAAGGCCACCGCGATTGCACACCGAACAGCCGGGTCCGCGAACAGGAACCATGCGGTCGAAGACTGGCCGGTAATGGCCGCTCCGTCCTGGTCCTTGATGCTCGTGTTGTTGATGTAAGGTGAGCTGATCGGCGGATACTTGCCCGCGTGCGGGTTGCGAGCCGGTTCGACCACCTTGCTATTCGTGGCTCCGAGGCTGCTCGCGATGAGCAGCTTTTCGGCGAACAGATTGTCGGCGGTCGTCTTGATCGCCGTGCCGGTCAGGATCGACTTCGGCGAAATCAAGATCGGCTTCCCGTTGCTGTCAACCATGTCGGCGAACTTCTGCTCGGCAGTCGTCAGCGAGGTAATCGACAGGGCCGTGGAACCGCCGCTCATGTAGTTGGCGTTGCCGGTCGAGAAGAAGCTCGACGGGTTGCTAAGCAGCAACACATAGACCGCTTCCTCGATTCGCAGGGCCGACATGCGGCCGAGGAATTGCGGGAGTTGGAGGAACCCGCCCAGGTCGTCGTTGATCTGCATTTGGCGGGTCAAGCTGATGATCGCGCCGTAGGTGTCGAGTTGGTTCGTGTACGCGGCATCGGTCAAACCGACGTGCTTCAGTTCGCCAGCGGCGGACACCTTCTTGAACGCCCCGGTTGAGTCAACGCGAACGCGGGTATGCACCTTGAAGTCGTTGTGCGACCGGACGCCGCAGAACATCGGCCAAGTCACTTCGACCGCATCGTAAGAGGCGATCATCGACTTGTTCGCGAGGTTGCTGAGAAGGTTAGACATCGACAGCGAGGTAAACCCGTCGGCGCGAATGTCCGGGGTGCGGCTGCGAACCAGACGATCAGCGCGGGCGGCGATGTCAACCGTTTCATCCGTGATCGAACCGGGCGAGCAATGCAGCCCCGCCGCTTGGATCGTCGCGAACATCGCGGTAGAGATCGAAGCATTGCGGTTGCGGCCGGCCATCGCTTCGTTGAGCGTCTTCTGGTCGAACCACTTGCCGAGATGCTTTTCGCCGATTCCGGCACGGACACACAAGGCCGCTTCGATGACCTTTGAAGGATCAACTTCGGCGGAACCGGAACCCGTCGCGATGAACGGCCCTTGCACGCGGCTCGCACGCAAAGCCTTCAGTTCGTTCTCGCGTGCGATTTCCTTCTTGACGCGGGCCATATCCCAGCCGGCCTTGATTTCGCCGTCGTCGCCGATGGCTTCCTTGGCGATTTCGGGATAGCCTTCGA